AATGGAGTTGACGCATAATGTCAGATAATTATGAAATATGGACCACTGATGAAGTTATGGATTATCTTCTTATCGGAAGAAACACTTTGTATAACCTACTGAGGAACGGTAAAATCAAAGGCTTTAAAATCGGCTCGTGTTGGAAAATCCCCAAGAAAGCTGTAGACGACTATATCGCTTCTGAAAGCGGAATAAATACATAGTGATATCACAACAGACACAAAATGGTGAGGTACGTCCTCACCATTTTTAATGTTTGGTGATACCGTAGTTAATATTATTGACGCACTATCACCGCAGTGATATAATCTTTTTAGGTGTAAATTGTATCTTATTAAAGTAACTTGGGTGCATAAGTGAAATATTAAATGAAAGGATGAAGATTATGTGTTTAGAAAATATACAAGACCTCGATACTCTATTTAAAGAGTGGCGCAAAAAGCATGAATCAGAAGAACGCGGTACTCGTTATACAGACACATTTCCTTACAAAAAAGATTATACATGTTCTGATGATTTTAATAAGAGTTTTTGTTATGACGGATTTATAGAATATAATAAAGATTACGAAAAGACTATATTATTTATACTTCGTGAAGCTAATATTTCAGATAAGTTAAAAGGAAAAGAACTTCATCCCGAAACTGACTACAATTATTTTTATATGAAAAAAGAATGGGAAAATCATCTTCATAATAAAATTGAAAGCAAGTACACAAAATTCATCTCATACTGGCTAAAAAAATTAAATTTGGACAACTGTAATATTGCATACATGAATTTGAACAAACGCGGCGGATTCGATTTGACAAACTTCGCACATCTAAAGCATTATGTCGCGAAGTATCATTGCTATATTTTAAAAGAAATAGAAATTATTAATCCGTATATTATAGTATGTGGTGGCACAGGAGGGACATTAAATAATTTAAGCATAAAACATGAAAAAATAATAAATGATTATCATCCGGCAAGTTCAAGACACAATTCCGATATTAATGATCAACTTCGAATGTTGGAATTACAATAACAAAGGCAAGCCTATTTAAATAAGGCTTGCCTTTATATTCATATTATCTTGCACATTTTGAGCAAGGACCTTTGACGCTGGCTTGTGCTGCTGAAAGGGTGGTTGTTCTTGCGTTTTTGCCGGCACAGCTTGTGCTATAATGATATTTCTTTCCCGATGGGGTTACATATACTGTTGAACCGCGTACAACGCCGCTTGATGATAAGCTGCCACTTGAGCCGCCGCTTGAACTTCCGCTTGAGCTACTATTAGTTTTCGGCGGAGTATACGGTTCGGTATACCAACCTACTTTTTTATATGCATCTACCTCTGACTTCAACGTATATCTTGTTCTTCCGTCTGCCGAGAGCAAAATTCCCCAATGTTTAAACACTTCATAATTTATTCTTTAAATTTATTTCCCTCATCCTTTCGCTTTGTAGATTTTTAGATTTTATTCCAAATATACAAAATTATGTAGTGATAATTAAATTTATTATATCATTCTTGACAAATAGTGTCAATATATTCCATAGAATATATCTTACAACCAAAAACGGTTTAAACATTTCGTTTAAACCGTTTCACATTCTAAATCTTATTCCACTTCATATTCGACCGTGGCAAGTTCATTCATTTCGATGTCATACAGAGTTGCCGTAACAGTTCCGCTAGGCGTAAAATCCTTTGGATTCATCACTCTATATTCGCCTGCGCCGTTTGTGATTACCTTTCTGTCTCCGACATTATCTCCGCACTTAAATCTGACTATATAAGAGGCTTCTTCCGTAACGGTAATATAAACGCTGCCGTCTTTATAAGTAATACCATACTCCCAATCTTTCTTAGGCAATGTAATCTTCACATTGCCATATTCAGAGGTATACAGCACCCAACCTTCCGCTGCCATTGTCGCCGGTTTTGTATACTTTTTTGTCCACACTGATTCATCTGATAAATTCGGAATTGTTATTTCTTCCGTCACGTTCGGATAACCCTCAAGTGAACGCACTGCTTTTCCGCTTTCGGTCAGTGTCGGGTCTTCGGATATACTCCAAGCCCCCCACCAATGAGCATAAAGCGTTACATCATCACCGGAAATTTCTTCAAAGTTTTCAATCTTTGTTCCGCCGCCTTTTTCGGTATACCAACCGCCAAACGCAAAATTATTTCTTGTCAAATCGGCAAACGCCTGCTCGCCGTCTGTCCAATAGTTGTTAATGTATTTGCAGCTTGTTATGTTTCCGCCACTATAATTAGGGTCAAATGTAACATTGCGTTCCCTTATATCATTCGGAAGCGGAATAGTCTTCACCACATTCACTATATAAGGCATATTGTTTTTATAATAATCTCTTACAACCTCAATATTATTTCCTTTTTGTCTTATTCGGCAGAAAACAACATCTTTAATATTCTTGATTGCATATGTATAATATTTATCGGTTTCAAAGCTATAAAGATACACTGTGGATTGACTCGTTACAAAGCTCGGTCTAAAGAAACAAATATATTTGCTGTCCTCAGTTATAATATAGCTTGTCGGTTTCGCTCCGTTTTCTTCTGATGAAGGTGTAAGTGTTTCTGTAAAATCAGAAGTAGTTTTCACTTTGTCCATATCAATATAGTAGAATTTCTGAATATCATCATTCCATATAAATTGCATATAAAAACCGGTAAACATATCATATTCTTCATAAGTCGTATCCGTACAATGCGTAGCATAATCTCCATATCCTGATCTGTTCAATACAGTATCACTTACTAAAAAGTACCCACGACTCACTGTGCCCAGCATATCGGAAACAGGGTCATCTGCCGTAACATCAACATGATATTTTTTTCCGCCGATTGTAACGCAGTTCCAAGCATGAAGTTGCGGATTCTCACCCAAATGCACCGGTTTTCTTCCCAACACATACGTTGCCGTCACTCCGACTCTGCCAAGTAGGTCGTTATATGCATTAGCATAACCGTCGCAAACGGCATAACCCTCTACAATCGCCCCGTACGCAGTGTGTGCATTCGGTCTTGATACCGTCACATCATACTGACAATTCATCACAAGCCAGTCATGAAGTGCCAATGCTTTTTGAAGTTCCGTCATATCCTTGCCCTTATTTTTGCCGAGAGCCTCACGAAGTGCTTTATCGACCGCCGCCTCATATATGGTTTCTTTATCTTCGTCCGAAATGACATCTGTTACCGTAACGGCATCTGAAAGCGGGTTCATTGTTTCTAATCCGTCCCAATACATAACCTTGTCGCCGTTTTTTACATTAAGCACCGTACTGCTGCTTTCCGTCACATACTCTTTCACAACCTTTGTAAGTTTTCCGTCCTCGTCATACGATGCAACAATCGCAACACCCGATGTACCGTTTCCGACAACTGCTTTGCCATCCACTACAATAATTGCCAAGTCTGCCGCCGAAACACTCACCGACATAACAAACAAACCTATCAGCACTGCAATTACTGATATTAATTTCCCATAGTTTTTCATATTTATCCCTCCCTTAAACGCAATAATATCACGTTCTTTTATAATAATTATATCAGAACGCTATAATATTTTCTACTGCTTTAATAAAAAAATATACAGGTAAGCTTATTTAAAATAGACTTACCTGTTTCACATTTTATCTTCTGTCGTTCTTTACACCTGTCTTATAATCATAAAAAGAATATGCCTCATTAAGAGCAAAATTTCCTAAAGTTTTAAAGACATCATCTTTAAACTCATTTTGTTTCATTTCGCCCTTTTCATTTATATATCTGTACATTTCGCCTTGATAAAAATACAAATTGTTTTGATTTGCCGCCGAATAAACAAGTCCAAAATACAATACATCATTATTAAAATAATAAATTCGATTATACTTAAAACCGTTTACACCTGACGGAATATCTATTCTCAGAATTTGATCTTCGAGAGTATAATACTTTACACCGCCGTCAATCTCTGAAACCTGAAGTGAACCAAGACTTTTATCTGTATTTTCTCTCAATTTATTGATTATGCTTGATTTCGTTCCGACGCCTTTTATCTCAGCCGACGGCATATTATTTTCATATGTATTAGGTATTTCACCGTCATTCAGCTTTACCGCCGACCACTTTATCGCCTCCGACGTCAAAATCGGATTGGCAGGTTTTTGTCCTTGATTGTGTCCGCTTACCAAAAAGTATCCCGCAAAGCCTGACGCAACCGCCAAAAATATAACCGTTACAACCACAATTACAATAATAGCGATTTTATTGTTTGGTTGATACCCCTCAGAATTAAATTGTTGAGATTGTTCATTGGTTTTTACAATTTTTTCACCGGTCATTGGATCAAAGTTATAGTCATCTTTAATAATTTTTTCGCCGGTCATTGGATCAAAATTATAGTCATCTTTAATAACTTTTTCACCGGTCATTGGATCAAAATTATAATCTTCTCTGTTCATATCATTATCCCCCTATCTGACGTATGCACTTGTCACATATCCGACCATACCGTTATAATAAACCTTATCATATCCGTTGTACGAGCCGAGATATTCAACTGCCGCTCCGACAGGAATTTCACAAATGTATTCCGCCGGCTCTGACGGTGTTTTTCTTAAATACACCGAATTTTGCACTCCTGAAATATGATAAATCGGATTTCCGCCTGTGTAGACATGAGGATCTGTTGATGTCAAATATTCCGCTTTGGCATAACCGATTTGTCCCTTGTATTTTATTTTGTAGAAACCGTTTGTAACATCCTCAATATATCCGACAGGTTCACCCCAAGGGATTGTACAGATATTTTCCGAATTTTCTTCCGCATACTTTCTTAAATATATTGAGTTCTGTACATTAAAAACATACATTGTGAATTTAACCGATACATCGGACGAGCCTGTCGCATGTTGCACCGGTTCAGCAGGTTTGGCATTTTTATTGCCTGCCTGTTGAATTGCAATATTCGCGTCTTCCGTAAGATACTTTGTCATTACAAAGCCTTCTTGTCCGCCATACTTAATTTTTGAAAAATCATCATTTTCCTTTTTTACAAATTCAACCTGCGTGCCAAGCGGAATTGTGGTAATCTGTTCACCTTTTTGGTCCGGAGTTTTTCTCAATGTTACGCTTTCATTCACATTTACAATGTACATAACCTTTGTCGGATTTTCTGTCGGTGCCGGTGTTGCAAGAGTTTTATCGACAACCTTGTCACACAACACATATCCGTCCACTCCGTTTACTCTTATCTTATAAAAACCGCCATGCGCAAGTGCCAAAAAGCTTACCGTTTCATTTGCTTTTGTCTGCATAAGCACTGCCGAGCCTTTATCGGGATTTTCATAAACATTCGTACCGTCATCTAAAATTGTATATGACATACCTTCATTAATGCTGTTTAAACTTACATTTCCGTTGCTTGCATTATTGAATGTTGACGCATACTTTTGATATGCAAAAACAACTCCGCCGACAGACAGCAATGCAACTGCCGCACATATAACGCAAACAGCGATTAATTTGTTCCTTGAATTCATTCCCCTCATCCTTTCGCTTAACAGATTTAAGTTTTTATTACAGATATACAAAATTATATAATAATAATTAAAAATATTATATCATTTTCGACAACAGTTGTCAATATATTCCACAAAATAAAAAACGGTTTAAATTTTTCGTTTAAACCGTTCTTCAAATTTATACCACAGGTTCCATTGTACTTTTTTCAACAGTATATACGCATTGTTTCACCGTTATATCCTTTGTATTTTTACCTGCCATTTTGCAGTCCGCCACCTCTACCACTGCATGCGGCATATTTGTTTTTCTCCAAAGCTGCGGGTCAAAAGCGTCCTCCTTATACTTCGACTCAAACACTTTTGCATTACCTTCCGAACCGAAAAGTATAACTTTTTTATCAAAAGTCGCAAGACCCTCAACTTCTGTCGGACGGCCCACTCCTGTAAATACTGCTAAAGTTACTTTAAAGAAATACTTCAAATCAACCGAATAAAAACCTCTGTTAAACGGCACAGCCTCAATGTCCGTAAACACCCAAATCACTTCGGCTTTTGTGCATTTAACGTTTATTGCTCTGTCCACAATATCCTGACCGCATGAAGTCAAGTACACGCGTACATTTTCCAAGCAGTCTTTATCATAAGATTGTTCAAGTTAGATATTTTATAAATTTTTATTGCAATTTATTATTTTTATGATATAATAAAAAAAGAACAACGGAGGTAAGTTCCGCTGCTCTTAATCCTTTTAGTTAAGTCTGCTTATTCAGCAGACTTTTCTTTTTTTTCGGTTTCTATTAACTGACTAACTTTTTCTTTTGCCTCATCTAAGTCATTGCAACCATCTAATATCATAGAAACCATTTTTAGAATTTTATCAAACTGCTTATCTGTCATAATATCTTCCATTGTGTTCTCCTTTCCCCTTGCGGTTTCCTCTTACCCTCCGCCGTTTGGTATGGGTTTGGTTTCCCTCACCTCTTGATTATATTATAATATAGATACGACTATATATCAATAGGCATTATTTACAAATATACAACCGTAAATCTGTACACTTTGTATAGATACGACTATATATATTCATATCTCTTCCAAATCTTTTTTTATCAATTCTATCATATACGTATTTACGCTAATTCCCAGCTCTGCTGCTCTTGCTTTTATCTTTTCTTTTTCACCTTTCTTTACTTTTAATTCAATTCTATCATATGTTTTTTTTTGATATTTTATTGTTGCTTTTTTCTTTGCCTCTGAATATGCCATTATATCCACTCCTTTTTTTATTTTAGTATATCACATTATAATAGATACGACTATATATTTTTATACCAAAATATAATTAAATTTTTGTGCATAATTACATTGCTATTTATGAAAAAAATAAAAAAATTTTTAAATTTTTTTTGAAAAAACTATTGACATACCACCCATTGGGTGGTATAATAAAGACAAGAAATGAGGGAAACCTCAAAAAAACAAACAAAAAGGATAAATTTTAGGAGGAAAAGAAAAATGAAAGAATTTAAGGTAACAAACGAAATGTACAAAAACGGTAACGTAGTAGAAGCAAGTCGTGATAATTACGCAGGTGACTATGTAACTGCTGAAAGCGAAGCAGAAGCAATCGAACTATACAAAGATTTTCTAATTGAACAAATCAGAAACAACAACCTAAACGCTGAAATTATTGATGACGAAATCGTTGTAACAGATGATGAAGAAAACGAAGTTGAAAGATTTATCAATTTTGAAATTGAAGATTAATTAAACTTATCCCCTGTCATTCAAATGACAGGGGATATAGAATAAAAGGTGATAATATATGGATTGCAAAATAAAGCAAGCTCGCCTTGCGGCAGGTCTGACGCAAGCTGAACTATCAAGACGGTTTGAAATCCCTTTAGGCACTCTCGCCCATTGGGAAAAAGGGGACCGTCAACCGCCAGTTTGGGCGGAGAAATTGTTGCTTGACGCAATAAACCGCATAAACGAAAACAAATAAAAAATAGGTGGCACGTAGCCACCTATTTTTTTATCCTATTTATTATACAATCCGCAGCGGTACTCTCTGCAAATTGCTCTCAAATCCTTGTAGGATAGTTCAAGGCGACCGTTCTCATCACCCTGTACCGCACCGCAGTCCATAGCTGCCTGAACCGCAGGACGTGCCCATGGTGGCATATTCTTATCAACATAATCATACACCATTGTATTTTGTAAAACGGCTTTCAACTCTTTATTTTCTTCCTGTAACGCCGATATAGCCACCGCCTGTTTTTCAATTAATGATTTTAATTCATTATACTGTTCCATAGTTAGTTCCTCGCTTTCACTTAATTTTCTTTTGAATTTTTCCCACAATTCCGGTTTACGCACAAATGGCTCTGGACATTGTTTGCCCCACACGTCATAATGACGCAGTACATTCTGTGCCGGCACACCGTATTTATTCATCAAATACCGTGTTAATTTAATTGTCTGTTCCACAATTCCGTCACGAATATAGTATTTACCGTCCGCACCGATACGACTGCACATTTCAATCGAAATACTGTTCATATTCCTACAATACGGGTGTTTGTAAATTTTTGTACCACCGACAGCCCACGCCGCCCATTTATCGGGTACAGATTGATATATTCCGTCATCACCGATAAAATAATGTGCAGACGCACCACGATTTGCACCGCTGAAATAATTGCAGTTGTTCAATGCCGTATCGCCGTTATTTGACGTAAAATGAATGACGATATATTTAATATCGCCATTCCTATATGTGTAGCAATTAGACGTGTGGCACTGCGGACCCTGTTTGATTTGAATATCCATTGTTTATACCTCAATTCTTTTTTTGAATTTCAGGAAGACCTGCTATAGATGTTAGTAGAGAAAGTACACCTGCAAGTGCAGAAGCACTCGCTACAAGTACCCAATTTACATCTCCCATAGCTACCGCAGTACCTATAGTGGCAACTGCTGTCTGAGCAACTGTCTTGATTGCTCTTATTCCTGCCGCTTTAATCCATTCTTTCATTTTTACATACCTCCTAATTTTAAAATACTAAAAACCCAACATTTTAATAAAATAACCTATCAAACCGCCGACTAATGCCGTAATAACAGCAGTAATTACTGTTTCATATCGTTTGTTAGGTTTCTTTTCGATTTCGTCTACACGTTCCGTGATGTCATTCACATCTTCACGCATTGCCTTTGTTTCCGTAGCTATAATGTGAACGCTTTCGGTCAACTTGTCCAACGTATCAATTCTGTGGTGTGCCGACTTCGTGGACTGTTCCACGGCAGTCAGCCGTTCCCACATTTCTTTTTGCTCATTTTCCATCATTGCCTCCATTTTTCCGTATTATCACTACTCCTACTACATCACCCAGTTCCACAGTACCGAAATTACGGCTATCTAAACTGTGTCCCCTGTTGTCGCCCATTACCCACAATTCATTTTCAGGGATTGTAACGTCAATGCTTTCGCCTGATTGTTCTTGCGGATTTATGTATGTTTCGTTCTGCCATTCGCCATTTATCGCTACACTGCCATATGTGCTAATCGTCAAATGGTCACCGCCAATAGCAATAACACGTTTAATCAACATATCACCGCCATGCGAAATAACTACAACATCACCACGTTCAACATTTTTGAAAAACGGATTATACAGCAACCTGTCACCGTCATGCACTGTCGGCATCATACTATGTCCTGATACTGTAGTACAGCATATCAATCCCGATGTAACCAGATTAAATATTATCTGTGTAGCCGATAACCCCATTTTTTTCAGTCTATTTATGATTTTTTGCATTTCTTCCGCACCTCACTGTTTTTGTATTTCAACTGTCGTTCTTTGTATGCACACACCGCTGACATATTGATAAAATCAATAATTGAAAATGCAATGCAACCAATGAAATACACTGCGATGCAGTCTGCTTTCAAACCCAATAATATAAATAATACTGTCGGGAATATGCTACTTACAATTGCCGCTATTGTACTGCCTTTACGCATTATATCACTTCCCTTCCGACTTCAACTTTGACTGTTCTATATTCAGTATCTGAAATTTTTTTCAATTTTGCTATGGCATAATCATAGCCGTCACCGTCCTGTCGTTTGATGCGGACATAAATTTCATAAATGCTATCGCTAATATGCTGAATTGTCACATTTTTAGACGGAATTTCTGTGCGTTTGTTGGTTTGCTCGTCCGTATAGAATATTTTATACGGTACTGATTTACCGTTTTCAATAACATAACCGACAGTGATTTTATACTGTTGTTCTGCTTCGCGATACGGATCATCAACCATTCTATTCGTAATTAATCCTATTGCAAAAATAATGATAACCAATCCCAACATCACCCAATATATTGGTGCAGGGCATAGAAACATGCCAGCCCATACAAATTTAAAATATCTGCTCATGCTACCCCTCCGTAATATTCAAAATGCCGAAATATTTATTGTATCCTGCATATGTGTCACGAATGATATATCCGTATGATGATGACGATATATATACACGATATTTCCCAATCTCGGTAGGTGAAACCGTTGTATATTCATCCTCGTTCACATTGAATGTATCATCATTCGCAGAATACGTTTTATATTTCACATTCACGTCACATTGTTTTGACAATTCAACATTGAAACTATGTGGCTGTCCGTCGTATTTTACCGATTGGACTTTATCTGATGTTACATTAACAGCATTCACTGATATTGACATATACAAATCACATTCACCTATTCTGTAACACGACTTATCCGCCGATGTAATTCGTACATATCCTCTGTTTGAACCGCATTTTGTCATGCTCAAAACATCACTGCCGTTATCGTTGAAATAAATTTCAAATTCAACATCACTGTCATTAATACATTCTGCCGTGATTGTATGCGGTTGACCGTCATATAAAAATGAACGTTCTCCAGTCTGCTTGAAATTCAACGTTTTAGGTCTGACACTGATTAAAATATCTTTGGACAGTGTTTTTCCGTTGCTATCGGTCACTTGAACACCCCAATTATAGCCGCCTGTTTGCATTGGTGTTCCTGATATAGTTCCGTCTGATGTCATTGTGATACCGGGAATATTGGAACCCCAAGTTTGTTTCCAAGAGTACGGTGGACTTCCGCCCTGTGCAGTTAATTGCCCTCTACATTCGGTCTTATATTCGCCCAAATACAAATTACTTGTCGTAATCTCAAAACGCTGTATTTGACGGATTTTATCACCATATTCTGAAAACGGTGTATCATCAGGAACATCAACACCACCGTCTATAATTGCCTGCCGTATTTCCTGTTTGACCGCATAACAAAATGTTATGCGGTTATATAAATTGATTAAATACTGCATAATTGGCGATTTTTCAGTCGGATATTGATATTGGGGTGCATATGTATCATTAGAATATAAATTTCGGATATTTTTAGCATAATCGGCATATCCTCCGGTAACAGTACCACCCTTTTCAGCGATAGCCGCCCTAATATCCTCAAATGATGCCATCATTAATTTGAATTTTTCGCAAATCGTCATGATGTTTCCTCCGTCACACCATTTAATTCATCTAACATATCTGACATAGTACCTAATTGTGTATTCATTATTTGCAGTGTACTGTCTAATGAATTAATATTGGATGATATGTCTGACATTGATTTTGAAATGGCTTTGAGGTGTTGTTCAGCAGTTTCCACATTGTCTTTTACCATTCCGGGAACGTCTGCCTTGTCGGCATATCCCGGAATTTTAAATCCCTTTTCTGTTGTCGTTGCCATGCCAATCACCTCACATTACAGCTACTATATCACCGTTATCATCTTTTTGAATTAATCTGTGATATTCAAAATCGCCACAGTCTGAACTTGACGAAATTTCAGCAGAAAAAATATAATTGTCCGGTGGTTGTGGTCCTCTGCCTGACACTGTTGTGCCGCATATCAACGATATATTACCACTGTCATAGTTGTAACATATATACATATAGCATTTATCATATGATTGTGTAGGATAGGTTGCAGTACCTGATACTTCTTTTCTTTCTATATAATTCACTTTAGGTTTTACCACGATATTATAACCATCATGTCCTCCTTGACTGATAGAATATTCTAAATCAATTTTTTTGATTGAATTGATTTTTTGAATTGCCTTTTCCAATCCATCAAATTTGGTGTGAACATCATTATTGAGTTTATCCAATGTTACCACACTGCCTGCAAGTTTTGTACCCGTAACAGAACCGTTAGCAAGTTTTTCTGTGGTAACACAACCGTTCGGATGATCCAACACTGTTGCGGTTTTATGTGTTTCAAAATCATCACGTGTAACCTCGTTGTTTAGCGTGACATTCACATTTATATCTGACGCATTTGATATAATATTCAAAAAATCAATAGTTCTGTACACATGGTTGCTACCATCAAACACAGGGAATGCCTGTGCACCGTTACCGCAATTTGTGTACAAATATAGAATTTCACCCAGATCAGGGTCCTGTGCCATTATACCGATTTCACGCAGATAAAACGGTGTATCGCCGTTTTTTATTTTTAATCGCAGATTAGTCATTCCGGCTGCCACAACAGACACATTTGTAATATCAACTGTTGCAGATGATGACGTTACTCCGGTTTGATGCGATTCGATTTCAGATTTCAGCGCCGTCAAATTCGCTACGTCTTCACCGTCATCTAAATACCCTGTACCGATAACTGCACGGGTAATCTTCAGCGGTACACCTGTTTTCAATTTTGCTTCCAGCAGTAAACCGGATGCCGTAAATTTTATATTTGAAAAACCCTCAATCTTTTTTTCTTCTGCCATATTTACTCCTCCTTGTACAATAGCTCTGCATACGTTTTATTTTTCGCAGTTTCATAATCAATTTGTTGCATTTCTTCAAATGTACGGTATTTTGCCATTTGAATTTGTTCACCGGAACAACCGTCAATCACTGCGAATTTTTCAAAATTAGCACAATTTATAATTCCATCATCAGCCACATTATTATCAAATCCAACAGTTTCATAGGTTTTTGACACTGCACATATACAGACAACAGCAGTTTTATGTTCCTGCGGCTGTTGCTCATCTAATTCAATAGTGGTAGCAATATGTGCAGGAATGATTTCATTGACACTGTTTAAAATTTCTTGCAGTAATAACGGTTTGCAACTTTGAATTTTTATTCTGTAATTGGGATTATCTTCACTGATACTCGCACCGTTATCATATGCACGAACTATATTTTGCAGATTTTCAAACGTTGTAGTTGCCGTATGTAAAAATTTTGTTTTGATTTTACTACGCCGTAATTCCAACGTATCATCAGACAACGGTATTAAAAAATCTGTTTCAAAATCGTGAATGCCTGTTTCATCAGCGTCATCAACAGATAGATTTTTCAATGTTCTATCCAATTTATCGTACAATCTATCAAATTCAACATCACATGGATGTAATAATCCGTGCATATATTTTGAATTTTTATAGTATTTCGGCAACAGATTTTCAATGTTAGTCAATTTTCAACACCCCCAACACTGCAATCTGTGTTTCAGTTATCGGGACATTATTTGTAGATTGATTAACTGTCAAATTCGTATAGTCGGTTACACCATCCGTATTCAAAATCGCCTGTCCTATTTTCGCATAGGACACATAACCCTTTGAAAACGAAATTTTCGTCAAATATTCAGATATATTTTTTTTGATATTCTCTGTGACATTTCCCGTCATTTCGATTTTGCACGAAACATTGATTGCAATTTCTTCAGCTGTACCGACTGTCAAATCCGCTCCAACCGGTTTCAAATCATCAATGTATTCTTTGACTTTTTCGACAAGCTCCGCAGGAGCTATTTGATTTTCTGTATCAACAATGATGACTTTGACCGTCCCCGGTCCGTTCCATAACGGGATACACTTAGCATCACCTACTCCCGGAACGGATTTTGCCCACGATATATATTGATATTTGTTACCACTTGTAACGGGTCGAGATATATATTCATTATATCGTTCACGCAGTTGTGTATCTGTTTCGTCATTGCTGCCACCTGTGGTTGCGTGTTCATTCGTAACCCGTAGCAATCCACTGATTGTAACCGGAAAACGATTAATATAGCCGGCTAAAACATTCCCCTGTGTTCCGGCTGTATCACATATGACTGGTGCTGATGCAGTTCCATCATCACCTATTGTCACCGTATCATTCACCGTAAACATGACGTTTCCGGCTGCCACTTTGCTACCGACAGGCAACACTGCACCTGATGTTCCTGTGACCGTTATGTTCCCTGTTGCATACGTTGCCGATTTTCGATACAAACCAAAATGTGCAACGCATTTTTCTAAATATGTGCCACTCGCAGTCGAAACGTGCGATTGTTTTCGTACCGTTTCTAATTGGTCGTATGCGTTGTCAAATTCGACTGCAACAGATTTTTCAATGTCATATGTGTATGTACCTTCGGTTGTATCGTATTGCTCCGGCACTTCTGCCAGAAGACGTTCCGTTATAGATGTTATTGTTTCTGCCATTATAGTGCCTCCTTTAAATCCGTTGTTCCGTACACTGTTGTAACAGTAAATTCAACTATCAAATGTGTTCCGTCTACTGTTGCCGAAAAACCGTCCACACTGACAATATCCTTGTTTTTTTCTAAATTTTCAGTAATTTCTCGCTGAATTTCAGACAGCATATAGTCATGCGTGAATGTTTTACCTACAAATGTATCTTTAATTCTCGTCCCATATGATGTTCCGTTATATATCTTGTACCGTCCTTTTTGCGTTCGCAGTACCTTGCCTATCCAACTTCGTAGTCGATCCATACCGACAACCATTTTCGGACGACCGTTTATAATAACAAAATCACCACGTTCAAAATCAAATGCCGGTTCTGTCGTAACATAATCAGCCATCTTGAATCACCCCCAACACAATATAACTGTTATCGTTGTTATACGGTAACAGGACAACTTTCTTGCCGTTGTGAATATATCTTCCCTCGGCATCACGTTCATACAGATTTACAATGCTTACAACGTGATTTTTTGTCAGTTGTATATTGTTACTGCGTGTTATGATTAAATCCGGTAATTGCGTTATTCTGCCGAATACAGGACCATAGGTTTCACCCTTGTTTAAATTTTTCAGCATTTTTGCCAATTCTGTGTATCCGTTATTCATATCATAATCGCTCCAAATCTAATTTATTGTAATGCACACCTTGCTTTATACTGTGCTGACTGCTATTTATCAAATACTTTTCATCACCGATAGCGATAACGCTTCCGGCTCTGGTATAGCTGTTCAGTTCTTCAATAATTTCACCGGAATATGTTTCGCTTGTAGTGTTCAGCTCCGACAACTTGTTTTTTGCCACGTCTTTTGCGTCTTCATTTTCACCGACTTTGATAACTTCTTGCAGAAAACCGAATTGTGCAATGCTGTTTTCATCTTTCAGTGTTGTTAAAACATCTGTATCCGAAATAACCTTTACGCTTGTTTTTCTGTCATCGATGCTGGTTTTATGCTCAACGTTTCCGATATACTTTATTGAATTTTTCAATTCGGTGTTTGACGATATTCTGAATTGTGGATTTACAACCATATCCGCACAATTATAAATTCTGATACCGTCAGGAACAAAATCAAAATTATGTACACCGCCACACAGTGTCAGTATGTCAGCTATAACATCTGATACCGCCTTGTCCACATAAATTTGCGTAATCAATAACGGTAATTCCGGTATCATCACAATAGGAATACATAAATCACCGCATATTTTTTTAATGCAATCATCAGCACGCATTGCAGTAAATTGATATGTATCACTGGTTTTGTTCAGATACTGTCCCACATCACCGGCAACATATTTATTAACGTAATTATCGCCGTCATCAACTTCGATAATTACACCCCTAAAATCTTCTTGTGTACCACCACTGTAACGAATAATATCGCCCTCTTGCGGTTTGTACATATTGATGTACTTCATATCACCTGCCTTTGGAACACTGAAATTGAATAGCGTTGCAAGCGTATCTTTGGTATTTTGCCACGATATATCCCCCACATATGACGATATATCAATATCGTTGCATAACACCGTTAAACCGCCATTATGGCGGTCACACTGCATTGGTGTTTGTTTGAATATTGTCGGATGTATGGAAATTTTCTCGTTTGTATCAATAAAATGATATTCTTTTTCATTTTCTGCCGTTGTGCTTCCTGCACCGCCGTAGGTTGGTTCGCTGTCCGAAGTCCATATTGCCTTGATTCGTGCTGAACGGTTTATACCGGCAGCATTTAATGCTGATGTAAATTCATCATTATTTCGCACAACTGTTCTGTCAATAATGAATTCCAATACATTACGATCAAACGGATAGTCGTGATACATATGTTTGCTGTCTGTTTCACTGTCTTTTTTTTCGTCAGCCTTTACGCAATAAATCGTCTTGCCGTCATCAAATTCCACTTTGATAAATGTTCCGTCCGGACCGTAGTATGAACCCATTGCTACACAATAGAATTCTTTGTATTTTCGTAGTCCACCATTTGCAGTTGTCGAATTACTGCCCCATAAATAGCTATATCCGCCTGATGATTTATCAGTGTATAACTGATATGCCATATATGCTTTTGTGGCTAAATCCCTGCCGATATTCGGTACTTCTCGTGCCGTCCAAGCAGCAGTCATTCCGCTACTGCTATCCAAATTAAAATGAACAAACGTCAATCCGGACATTGATAACGTTCTGGATCGAACCATATCGGATGAATTGCCTTCAATCGTTGTGATATTGGAACCGTCACACGATGCAACTATACCTACATGATTTGCCCAATCCGAACCATTGTAATTTATTAAAAACAAATCACCTGCTTCGGGATTTTTATTGGTGAAAACCTCACCATGTCCCTGATTCGCATAATGTGCAAAATAACCGGCACTTGCCGTTTTAGGCATTATGTCTGTTGTAATGCCTGCTTTATCCGCACACCACGAAACAAATACCGCACACCAAGGATAATTACTTCCGTCTACTTCGTGTCCGTAAAACCATGTATTATATTTGACGTTATTCGTTCCGTTTTCCTTTGTGCCGTTTTCAGCCTGTGCAATTTTAACTAAATCCTGTCCACTTGCCATATTTAATCACCAAATGCTCCGGACTTGTCTAAAATAACTAATATGCGAATCATATTCTTTGTCAGCCCCAAATCGTCATCATCAATACCGGACAAATAACCCTTTTTCTTGATTTTTTCAATCGTTGGTGCAGCCCAATCAGGAATACTGTCAACGGTATAACCCTCAAAACCGTTTGCATTATCTATCATCACGCACATTCTGATAATGTCCATAGTCAATCCCAGCTCGTTATCACCTGTGCCGTTCAGATAACCCCTATCCATTAGTTTTTGGATTGTCGGCTTTGCCCACGAGGGCATATTATCGTCCATATAATTATAGATTTTTTCGTTTTCCAATGAATCCAACCGTTTTTCGACTGCGTCCATTCTTGCCGCCAAATCATCTAACTGTGCCATATTTGTATCCTCCGTGTCATTTAACAGCTCTACTTCGCCCAATTCAATCGAATAATCCAAATCGCCAGTTGTGCCAACATCAAAATCTAATTTTTCTATGGCTACAGCCATATTTATGCTGATGTTTGCAAAACCGGTTGATGTAATCACTAAACGAACAGGCAATTTTCGTTTTTGCCACGATTTTAATTTTTCGTAGTATTCTTGACCGTCCATTGACGCATCACGTCTGAACGGATAGTCATGGACAGGAAATGTTCCGTCCCATGAAACACCTCGCAATTCGGTATTTCCTATAATTTTAATCCAGCCATATCCGGCTGATTCAAATGTTTCTGTTGACTGTGAATTTGTCACAGAAAAAGAGGGAGGAGTGACAGGAATATGCACTACCTCCTCGCTGTTATTTACGCTTAGGTAAAAATCTAACATTTTCCCTCACTCCTTTTATAAAATTGCATACTGTCGTTTTATTTCAGGTACAACTATATTTATAAATCGTGCCGCCATTTCTTCTTCATTCGCATTTCCTGCATTAATGGTGACGTTTATATTAATATCATTGTTTCCCTGACTTTTCTTTTGACTGTTTTCAGTGTATGCTTGCAAATTCCGCCAAAATGCCGAAAGTGGAAGTATCGCCTCAGCCCCTGCTTCGCCACCCATTTGAATCTTGCCGTTTGCAAATCCAAATGCAGTTGGACGTGTCATAATACCGCCCTTGGCGTTCCAATCCAATCCGAATTTTGGAATAGGTGTATCAACCCCCATCACCGTAACAGTTCCTGTCTGCACAATCTTTGGTGCTTTCAGCAGGCTTTTTATTTTGTCCCATACAGATGATACAGTATCAGAAATTTTAGTGAACACATTTTTAACTGTGTCAACTGCCGCCGTAATCTTTTCAACAATGCCGTTTTTTATGTTTTCAAAAATAGTCATTACGGTGTTTTTCACATTGCCAAATGCTTCACCGAATTTACTTTTTACGACTTCCATCTTCTCGCCGACTGCATTGATAATCTCGCCGAGCTTACCGCCTGTTAATTGATTAATTGCGTCATAGCCTGTCCTGTAGTATTCCTTGACACCCTCTATTGCCGCAAATGTAGCACCTTTCAGTCCTCCGCCGTGTGCGTCATATGCACTTTTTATGTTGTTCAGTTTTTCCGATACAGCATTTTTTACACCGCCCCATAATTCTGACGTTTTTTCTTTGACTCCGTTCCACATTGTAGACACTTTTTCTTTGACTGCTGATATTCCGTTTTTTATCTTTTCAAATCCGGCTTTTATTCCTTCCCATGCACTTGTAACAATCGCTTTAACTTTTTCCCATAGGTTGATCCAAAAATTTCGGAATCCTTCGGACTTATTCCACAATACAATAAACGCCCCTACCAATGCACCGATAGCCACAATGACAATACCAATCGGATTTGCTGTCATAGCTACATTTAACGCCCATTGTGCGGCTGTTGAAATACCCATAACAACATTTTTAGCCGTTTCAGCTGCATTCCACAACAAAACTGCACCTTTGTATGTGATTATCGCCCCTGCAACTGCTCCTATTACCGGAGATAATGCCTCAATTACCGATATAGCTCCACTGGCTAAATCCATAGCCGTAGATAATGCGTCACAGAATGTTGATATACCTCCCTCACAGAAATCTTTAAGCATTGGTCCAATGTTTGAAAATGTATCAGTTATGGTATTTTTCAGTCCCTCAAACGACCCTTTTAGCTTTCCTACAGAACTTTCACCGATTACATCTGTCATACCGTCAAAAATTGATGGTATTGCATCTAAAACAGCCTTTCCCAATGCAGGTAATTGGCTGATTAAACCGGTAACCAAACTCTTTGTGGCTGAAACAAGGTGTGGAAGTATATCGGATACCATTGACGGAAGTTCTGCTACAATTACAGGAGCCAAACTCTCAATTAACGAACCTACGCCACTTAACGCACCCGTTATTGCCGGTATAACATTCTGCCCGAACGTCTTAGCCGAATCAACCAGTGCATCCAAACTCTGATCAAACATTTCTCCGCCTGTTGTCAAACCGACAAGAGTATTTTCAAACGCCGCTTTCAGTGACCCCCACGATCCGCTTATTGTCGTGCTTGCCTCTTTTGCCGTTGTTCCCGTTATGTCCATTTGCGTTTGGATTGCATGAATAGCCTGTGTAATATCGGCAAATGATGAAATATCATACTTCTGCCCGGTAAGTTTCTGTGCATCGCTAAGCAGTCGTTTCATTTCAGCTTGTGTGCCACCGTAACCTAACTTCAAGTTGTCAAGCATGGTGTAATTTTGCTTTGCAAAACCTTGATAGGCATTTTGAATGTCTGTCATATTCGTGCCCATCTTATTTGCATTATCAGCCATATCCACCAACGCTGAATTTGCATAATCCGCCGCCTTTGCTGTATCGCCCTTTAAACTGGAAATCAGTGATGCCGAAAAATTTGTAACTGTTTCCATATAGCTATTAGCTGACAAACCTGCGGTTTTGTATGCATCATTTGCATATTTCTGTACTGCCGCCGAACTGTCTTTGAACAATGTATCGACACCACCTGTCAGCTGTTCATAATCAGCAAATGAACTGACTGATTTTGCTACCATTGTTCCTACTGCGGTAGCGGCTGCCGTTCCGGCAATAGCTAACCCTTTGCCCAATTTACCAACGGCACTGCCAACAACTTTAGCTTTATCTCCCAATTCAGAAATTTTTTTGCTTGTGTTGTTCAATGTACTACGCAGATTATTGCTTTCATTTTGGGCTTTTTTCATATTTGCAAAGAAGTTTCCGGCTTTCAACGACAGTGTTGCTCCTATGTTTCTACCTTTTGCCACATCAACCGCCTCCTGTCATTGCTTTTATCTTTTCAGCTTCTTCTTCGTATGCTTTTATCATACTGGCTCGTAAAAATGCCTTTTCATTTCCCGTAGCCCCGGCAATTCTATCCCAATCAAAACCACGTTGGACGTAGTAATGTATTAATTCAAAATCACCGTTGCGTTCAATTAGTTTTTTAGTTCTTCAACCGCCTTAACGCTATCATCAACATAACCTGCAAAACTTAATGCAGCCTTTGAAATATTCACTACCTCGCCCGGTTCAAATATTTTGTCAAGAATATCTAATGGTTCTTGGCAGCCATATGCCTGTTGCAGTTGTTTGTTTTTCAGTGGCGGTTCTGTCACACATTCATACACCAGATATGCATCCGATTCGCCTGAATACGCATCCATATTCATTGCGTCATTTACTTGATTTCTTGTTGGTTTTGTTATTGTGATTGTGCCGTCAAGGCTTTCAACGTACAATTCCTTTGTTTTATTTTTGTTCTTTGCTTCCTTTACTTGCTCTGAACGTCTTATCATTTCGTCCAACGTCAATCTTGTATGTTTTTCTTGTCCTGTCATTTTTATATCCTCCTAAAATGTTTAATCCTGTTCTATCGGTTCAATGCTTGCAAGGAATTTCAATCCTGTAAAACCGCCTTTGTATTCTTCTTCAACTACCTTACCGTTTTCACCGCCGGTTAGTGGTACACTCTCAACCCAACAATTAGTCAGTTGGATTTTTTCATATCCGCCACCATATGCGTCTGGGTCTTTTAGTTGACTAATCAGTGTAGAACGTGGGTCTTTTCCTTGCATAAACGCTTCCGCAAAACTCTTGCCTCGTGAAAATACCTTTCGCACTTTCATTGTGAACGTACCCGATACACTCATCAACTTGCTATCCTTGATCATATCACCCGCAAATGTGACATCTTCACGGTCAGTATCCAGTGTTGCTTCAAAACTTGAAATTTCATAAATGACCGAATCGTCCCACCATACCTTGCCGTGTGTACCGGAAATAATGTTAGGTGCTGAAATTTTTCTACTCATATATGTCTACCTCCTCGATTACATGTTTACAACGAATTTCAAATCTTCCGCTGCGTTTTGCATTTGAATATGTGCCGCCATAAACATAAATGTGCCTGTATTGGCTTGTTTGATTGCAACATCACTCATATTTGCAACGTCAACACTCTTGCTCGCCAAATACTCTCTTTGTGCGTCTATGTCGATTTCTGCATAATGTTCGTAACCGTCATATAGCACACCTTCCTTTGTCAGTGTTTCAAAATATTGATTCACTGCGGCGATAAACAGTTCTTTGTTTTCAATACTGTTACTTCTGCCGATATAGTTTTCTTTGAATGTTGTTCTAATGTCTTCTGCAATCAGATCCATTCCTTCAACTATCTTGATTGACTTCATATCCTCTGTCTGATTTGTTCCAACCGTTGTCAATGAATTCACACCTCGTGCAATTTCGACCTGCTCACCATCGTTGATTAAAATTAGCTTTCCGGCATCAACATCCGCATCGGGGGTTAAACTCTCTGTAATACTGTTGATTTCTGAAATGACTTTGCCTGTTACACTCTCATTCAGTGCAGTTCCGGCAATAATACTGGCAATATATACGCAAAATTCAGCGGTCGTATAGGTCTTACTGCCGATTTTTATATCATCGGTATCAAAATTTATAATACCGATGTTATTTGATACAGAATGCGGTAATACTGCCTTAAACGGTTTCTTTGCCGTTCGCTGTGCAATAATCCAATCTGCCACAGTCTTAACTTCACCGTCCTGTAATGACGGAACGGCAAGATAATTCCACTTCTTATTCGCCAAACGCTTCAATGCATCATCAAGACTTCCTTCTGCGGCAATTCTTTCGATAATCACTTTTTTGGGTGAACCTTTAAACGCCATATTTATGTAATTTAGATTGTCTGATGTCCAATGGCTCTTAACCACTTCCGTCTCATTGTTGTAAACGTATGTGGTATCTTCCTTGGTTTCATCCTTCAAAATCAGTGCAACTGTACCGTTTGCACTGCGTTTTACAGCGGTTTGTGCCGCTGCTTTAAATTCTACATTTATTGTTGATAATCCCATATTATATACCTCTCATTTCTATGGTTTCTGCATTGTCATAATCGTCACATTCATCAATGGACTGTGTTATAGGAACGTCATACATCACAGTTAAACGTTCTTCTTCGATTGTCATATCCATTGTTTCCATAGTTAAATGCCTGTCCTGTACATCAATCGTACTGTACATCAATGTTTCGCGAATTTTTTCCGCCGCCTCTGCACATTCTTGTGCAGTTTCAGTTTTTGGAATATACTTGATGGTTACACTGTAAACGTCATCCTCCAAAAATCCTCCGGATTTTGTAATTGATGATGGGTATACATAGATGAACACTGCCGGCTTAGGATAGCCTTCTTGAATTTCTGATGATATAACATTAAATTCTGCATTTCGTAGTTTGTCCGCTATAAATCTGCGTATATCCTGTGATTTAATCATTGTTAAATTCCTCCACTAATTTATCTAACATTTTATTTGCATCTCGGTCAAAACGTGATTGTGCCTCTTGTATTGCATTGCTTAACATATGCTTACCTTCAACACGTCCGTGCGATTTAATTCCTCTGGCGAAGCGTTGTACTCGGTTTAGTTTTTGTCCTTTTTCTCTTGTTCTGCCTCCCGACACCTGTTCGTGACCTAATTCAACCAAATGTCCGTGAGGTGCTCTCGTTTGAATTCTGACAACTCTGACTGTTCCACCCTTGTACAGTTTAACTTTTTTTAATCTCCACGAATTGCGGAGTTTTTTTGTCTTTACCGGCGTAAGCGATTTTGTCTTTCTATTGACTGCTTGTCCCTGTGCCATTAAAACTGCATCTGCCTTGTCCGGATAGTTTTTTTCAAAACGTTTGAACGATTTTTCCAATTCATCAAAACCGAATACATCTTTATTCTGTCTTGCCATATCTGTCCACCTCTGAACATACGATTTTTAATTCCCTGTGACTCTCATTTATATCCAATACGGATACTATGTCAAATACCTTTGCACCGTACAGAATTTTCATATTACTTTCAATGCCGTTAAAATAACGTGTTACCACGTTGTATGTTGTTTCTGCTCGAATTTTCTGTGATTCGTCATATTCTCTGCCTGTCGCAGGCGAAACATATGCACGAACACCGTAATTGGCAAACACATTATTTAAACCGCTTAAAACTCCGCTTTTAAAACGAATTTCGCCGTCTTGCGTAGAATATACATCATCACTTGCAGCCTTTGTCACCGGGTGGAACGGAAACCACCCGATAACTTGCTCTGACTGTTCGTTTATTTCTGATGTTGACGGCTTTAAAAATACAACTTTGTGCCTTAGCTTTGCAAAATCCATTATCCTTTCACCTCATCATCAGTATCTTGTGGCGTTTCCAACTGTAACTGCATTAGCATAGTTGAAACATTCTGACTATACTTTGCCTGCCCATATGGACTACGGTTTTCGTAATAGTCGCCCACCAACATCAGCATTACGGTATGTGCTTTGGGATTGTCCAAATCTACCTGTCTACCACATGCTGATTTGACGTATTCTTCTGCCGTTGATATGTATATTTCCAACAATGTATCATCATCGGATGTATCTAATCGCAGAAAATTCTTTACTTCGTCTAATGTTAGGGACATTCTTCACCCCTCCCATTCATTACACTGCTGCTTTTGTCGTTACAGCCTTGCCTTCTGCTGCCGTTATTGTTCCGTAGATGTATGTAGAACTATCTGCCTGAATGACGTCATAGCTTTCGATTACACGCATAGTTGTCATATTTGCACCGAATTGATATTCAGTTGATACTGCAAACTGATAACCTTTCTTATCAATGAAATAACAACCGGCTTTAAGATTTCCGTAGAAAATCGGTGCTTGTCCTGCTTTGGTGTTTGGCAGTTGTGCGTCTGGGAACACAATTACAGGTAGTCCTTGGAACAACTTTTGTGTCGGTGTTACATAGTCTTCCTTTAAAATTGGTCTGCCGACTGCGTCCTTTTCGCTGTCCATAATGTCAAATCCTGTTTGGTTTGTGACAATAACTGCACCGATTCGGGCGGATGGGTCCAAATCTTTGTTGATTGACGATTTCAATTCATCTAATCCCTTTATTGCCTTTGCAGTTTTACCGTTTTGCAATGCTGTGAAAATGTCTGTATTTTCACTGATGATTGAATTTTTAACAAACCAGTTATTTAGGTATGATGTCAAACCAGCCTTTTCCGATTCCAATAGTATATTTGAAATAGGGAAAACCTTACCTTTGTGCGTAATTTGGAATTTTTTCTGTTCAAATGATGGTTTAGTGCCTTCTGTGATTGTATCGCCATCTTCAAAATCTGCCAAACCTGTCGGAACACCCTTTTCAAATACAAAACTACCGGTTAATGATGATGTTGGAACTACTGTTACCAAATCTTTTGCTGACATATATGTCTTCCTTAATTCTCTGATTGTTGTATCAACATCTTCAGGAATTAGAAAATTCTCACCGTCTGTACCGTTTGTACCTGTAACCAATGCATTTTCCGCTTCGGTCAATTTTTTTCTTAGTGCAATCTTTGCCATAGCAGAAAAACCGTTTGCTGTTGTTTTATTCTTTGGTTCTTTCGGTACGTTGTCCCTTTCCATTTCAAATAATGCTTTTTCATTTTCGTATGATGTTTGCAAATCCTTGATTTCATCAATTAGCTGCTTCGCCTCAGCAGTCTTACCTTCATTTTGAAAATTTCTTGCTTGTAAATTTTTCTCTTTTATCTTTGCAAGTAACTCACGCATCTTCTTGTTCATTTTCTATTGCTCCTTCCATAAATACGAAATTGTCTAACATATCCAATTCGTTACTGTTTTTTTCTTTCTGTTCTTCCTCGTCCGGATTATCTTCTTCATCATCTTCATCCGTCTTTTTTGGTTTCGGATCTTCTTCCTCATCATCTTCATCTGTCTTTTTTGGTTTCGGATCTTCTTCCTCATCATTTTCGTCATCATTTTTGACAACGACATTTTTAGGAATATTGTTGTAGGTTATAGACGAAATACACGCTGCCACATCTATGTTTTCATCTTCCTGTATTCGTGGGAATAATTCCGCCGCATCTTTTGCCGACAACCACGTCTCATCAGACATTTTCTGTTTGATGTCATCTTCGGTGATATTTTCAGCGACATTTTCCATGTATGTATCAACAATCGTTTGTTCGATGTTTTCCAATCTGTCCGCTGTTTCACGCAAATCGTTGGCATTTCCCATTGCATACGTCCACGCTTTGTGAATCATCAAATAGGAATTTGCCGGCATAATGATTTCATCACCTGCCATAACAATGACTGACGCAATAGACGCTGCCAAACCGTCAACATACACTGTTTTGTGTGCCTTATGCCGTTTCAACATATTATAAATAGCATTACCGGCAAATACATCACCGCCATTACTATTTACATAGATATTCAGCTGACTGACATTTTCACATTCTTTCAACAGTGTGGCTACGTCAGATGGGCATTTATCATCATTCCCCCACCATTTATCCCCGTCATTCCCGACAATATCGCCGTAAAAATATATATCGGCTGAATTATCGGTCTGATTTCGGATATAACAGTTAAAACTATTCTGTTTTTTGTTTCTGTGTCTTGACATTTTTCTGATTTCCTCCTTCCATAGCAACTTTTAACGGTATCATATTGCCGTTAATTAGGTATGCATTACCGCCTTCGTCTTCGGAAATATGTGGCATATCTTCCTTACTACGTATATCATTAGCGGATAACCAGCCGTTTTGTCTGGCTTTCGCATAACCTTCCATTCTTTGTGAAAATGTCGCTCGTAGCACGACATCAACATTGAATTTGAAAAAATATCCTTGCTGAAGTTCTTCCGATGTAAGCAATTTACTTGCCAATTCTTCTTCCAAACCCTTTAGAATAACCAACATTGTGTCGGTCAAAAATGCTTGCTGCTGTGCTTCACTGTTTGCATAGCTTGATTTTTCATAATCATTTAATTGATTTGGTTTTATACCGAATGCTCCGGCAATCTGTAATGCCGTATATTTTTTCAATTCCAAGAACTGTGCGTCTGTCAATTTCAAATTTAACGGGTTCAACTTCATTCCGGCAGGAATCGGAATAAATGTTAATGCACTGTTTGCCGATGTTGCCGTTTCAATAGTGCTGACTAATTTCTTTCGCAAATCCTCATTCAAATCTGCCGTATATTCAACAGCAACTTTACCTGTCAAACCTGTTTCATATAAATTCTTGATAAATTTTTGACTGTCCATTGCTCCGTCAATCGTCAGTGCCAGCACGTCCTTAACCGCCAATCCCATAATGCCGTCAAACGTCATATATGTTTTAAAATGCAATATTTCATCAGTGCTGAATTTATATACCTTTCCGGTTACCGGTTCTGAATATATATACCAAACTCCGCCGTTATCATCTATTAACTTCGCATTGTCATCATAGACAGTCATATATCGGTTATCCAATATTAACAACTCAGGCTCTTTGTTCCGTGCGATATATACATAACAATTTCCGTAATGATACATCACCGTTACAACTGTTGCCCAAAATGTCGTTGCAGTCATATTCTTATTCGGTCGTACTTTCAGCACATTGTATAATGCTGAATTTTTTGCCTTGCTTACACCTTTCGGTGTTTCCTGATACATCTTTAACGGCAACTTTGCAACCGCCTCAGACAACGTTTTTAGACAGGTGAAATATGTCACTTCCGACAGTTTACTGTTCCGTATACTGCCGTACTGCGTCCAAAATCGTTCATCTAACAATGATATTGTCGTTGTATCATGCGTCAGTGCATAAAATGCCGATTTTATTCTGTTAAAAAATTTCATTATATCTGACCTCTTAACATTTCTTCGTATTCTTTCAGTTGTGCCTCTGCTATCGCATTGACATCAACATAATTTAATTCGTGTGTATATGCTCTGGTGTGTGCTATTATCAGTGCCATTGCAGGATCAATCTTATTGATACTTTTCGCCTTATTCGGTCTAACATTACCGTTTTCATCAAACGTAACTACTGTATTTCCAACCGCCCACTTCAATATCGGATCATCAAAGTGTATTAATTTGCGTTCTTCAATCGTTATCCCCAATTCTTTGGTCGGCTCTGATAATGTTTTAAATCCTTGTCGGACCTCAACAACTTTCATACCCTCGTCAATTAGGTGCGATTCCAACTGCGTTGCGTTCCACGGGTCCAAGCAGACTTCCAAAATGTCATACTTATCACGCATTCGCAGGATATAATCTTCGATATAGTCAAAATCAACAGCATTACCGGGTGTTGCCGTTATATATCCCATATCAATATACCTTTGATAATCAATGTGATGTTTCTGTGAATTATCGAAAATCTTGTCTTCCGGTATAAAACTGTGGTGCAAAACTGCAAAATACCTGTCACTCAAAGGAAATTCAAAAACAACACTTGCCAAGTCGTTACGGACCGCCAAATCGCCTGCGGCATAACACTTTTTACCGATTAAATCTTCTTTGGTGATTTTCAAAGTCGGTGGTTTATTGTACTGCTCCATATTTGCCCATGAAGCGGTATCAGTAACCCACATATTCAGTTTTTTACACTTGAACTCATTCAATTTTGACGGAATATTTTTAGATGCAGTATAAACACTTTCCATATCTTTTAGGTTGACACTGACATTTATATTCGGATTGGCTTTTATCCAGTTTTGTGGATCTGTCCAATCGTCATTTTCGTCTAATTCTGCTATGTAAATGAAAATATTCTCATTTTCAACTGTTTCATTCAGAATATTTTTGTAATAGTCATATAATTCTTTGCAAAAACAGTTTGGATTTCTGCCTGCGGTCGTTCCTGTTCCGATTAATGGCTGTGTTCTTGCACCTGTCGCACTGTCCAAAATATTGTACACATCACCTGTTTTGTGTGCGTGTAGCTCATCAATCAATCCCAAATGCACATTTAAACCGTCCAAAGTTTCACTGTCTGACGATAGCGGTTCAAATTTTGATAATTGTGCATCAAAAGTGATGTTGTTCCGGTACGTTGTCAATATAGTTCGTAGCTCCGGTGACTTCCCAATCATATTCTTAGCCTCATCAAATATAATTCGTGCTTGGTCTTTTTTGGTTGCTGCCGAATAAATTTCAGCACCATTTTCACCGTCACAAACAATAACATATAGTCCGATGAACGCCATCAACGTAGATTTTCCGTTTTTTCGTGCCACTTGAATGTAAAAATATCTGAATCGGCGTGTATCATCATCTTTACGCTTCCACCCGAATATAGAACCTACAACAAATCTCTGCCAATCTTCTAATATCAGTGGCTTGCCTGCCCACTTTCCTTTGCTGTGTCGGCAGTAATTTTCAGCGAATGCAAAACAATATTCTGCTTGCTCTGCATCAAAGTAGTACGGATAATCTTTTCTTTTAGATTTTTTTAAATCTTTCAGATGTCGCTTGCACGCTTTTTTTACCGAATCACCTGCAATAATCTTGCCAGCTACGACTTTTTTCGCATATGATGTTACCGAATCCATAGTTTACGCACTCCTGTTCTTCTTGCTGATGAATTCCATAATACTTGCTTTTTTGTCCTCGGTTTCTACCGGATTTGTCATTCCGGCTCTTGATGACGGTGTCAATCCGAACTCTTTGGCGAACGTCAGCATTTGTTTTTTTGCAGTGTTTGAAATGCTGATTTCAGGTATTTGTTGTTCATACCCTTTGGCGGTGATAAACGTCAGCGGTGCAGGAGAATTTTTGTCCGGTTGTTTTGCCTGTATCGCCTTTTCAGCTAATACCCACTGTGCATATGAATCGCAGTATGCGGCAAATGTTCCTACATCTGCATCCGTCAGCATTCCGGCATTGAATACAATCGGTGCTAATCGTTTCCACTCTTTTTTTGCAATTTTATTTAGGAACACCGGCGGTGACGGAACTTTTTCCGGTTTTGAAAATTGCAATCTGTTTTCAGTTTTTCTATGTCCGGGATTGCCGTGTAGTTCCTCCAGCTCTGCCGGTTTTTTCGTTGGTCCTCTTGCTCCCATTTTTGGTTTAACCCCCTCTCGAAAACTTGCGTGTGCGTAAAAAAGACTTGGGCGACGGTCTACCGCACATTCGCAAAAACAATTTTGATACCCCCTCCCGTGAAAAAAATCTTCACGAAGGAAAAAAATTTTTAATATTATCTACCAAAACCGCCGTCTTCTGTCGCAGTCTTACGGTCATGGCATTGCTTGCACAGTGGTTGCCAGTTGTTCCTGTCCCAGAACAGCTGTTGATTTCCCTTGTGCGGTGTGATGTGGTCTACAACTGTGGCTTTCTCGTATCTTCCCTGTTGCAGACAGCGAATGCAAAACGGATGTGACAGTAGATATGTCTTGCTTGCTTTTCGCCAACGTCCGTTATATCCTCGCTTGCTCGCTGATTCCCTGTGGTCGTCATATTGTCGTTTCAAATGTTGATGTAATTCACAATATGTATCGTGTGTCAGTCGGTGACATCCGCATTTGTTACAGACGTGTAGTGCAGCCTGTGCCATTGTCTTTCGTCCTTTCGGTCTATTATACATAACCCGTTATTGTGTATAATTGAATCAGTTCAGTTCCTACTAATAAATGCACACAAAAAACTGAGATTTCATTATACGTTGAGCATTTATGTATAACAAAGTTAGATTTTAAAGTTTTTCATAGCAGTTAATACACTGTCTTTTGTAACGCCAATATACCGCAAAGTATCACTGGCATTACGGTGATTAAACCATATTTGCAGTGTAACTATATCGTGTGTTTGTCTGTAATAGTGGTAGCCACACGTCTTCCGTAATGTGTGTGTGCCGACTTTGTATCTGATACCTACATGGTCTGCTGCTTCACGCAAAATCTTGTACGCCATGTCACGTGTTATCGGTTTGTATTCATTGTTTGGATTTGGTATCAATGCTTCTTCCGGTGTACGGTGTTCGCAGTAGATTTTATATTCTCTCAATAGCTCATCGTTATATGCAACCGTGATTTCCTTTCCGGTCTTGCTCTGCCGGAACGTTGCAGTAGTGCGCCCCTTAACGTCACCTACTGTCATTTTCAAAATTTCATTAATACGCAATCCTAATGAAATACCTGTAATGAACATAATGTAATATTTAATATCCTTTTGACGCAGATATTTTTTGATTGCGTATACATCACGTTTGTCACGAATTGGTTCAACCGTATTCATACAATCACCCTTCGTATTCTCTTAGCCATCTACGCAGATCTCTTTCAAACATTTTACGTTTGTGACGACATTCACGCCATTTGCTGTTTCGTCTGTTCCATTCAGTGCAGAATTTTCTGCGTTTATATTCAAACTTCTTTTTTCGCAAATATTTTTTTATTTTTTCAAACATAGTTTTATCCTTTCTACCGTTTATATATTGCTTACATCAATCTTGCCACTCATTAGCTCCGGCAACAGTGCGTCCCGAAGTTCTGCTAAATATCTGTTTTCTTCAAAATTTAGATAATATATGTGTTGTTTCCACGTGTTAAATATCATCATAAGAATGCTTGAAATATTTTCTTTGCTGTTATTTGAAAATGTTATTTCATTTTTATTTTTTGTTGTTTTGAAATAATCATTTTTTACAATCTTTTCACCACATATTTTTTCTGTCAATTTTGAGAAATCATTATTTGTACCGTTGTCCTGCTTGAACAGTTCAATGTCAAATCCTAA